TGCGATCATTGATGAAATGAAGTTTTAAAAATGAAAATTGAATTAATTAACGAAGATTGCTTAAAAGCAATGAAAAGCATAAAAAGCCAGAGTGTGGATATGATTTTGTGCGATCTGCCTTATAAAGTGACAGGGTGTGAATGGGATACACAATTGTTAGATATGGAAAAGTTGAAAGAACAGTATTTAAGGATTGTGAAACCGAACGGAATCATTGCATTATTTGCAATCCAACCGTTTAGCACGGTAGTTATGAATACTTTTGGAAAGTATTACAGTCATACGTGGTATTGGCAGAAGAATAATGCAACAGGGGGGGTATTTAGCAAGGTACAACCGATGCGTTGTATAGAAGAAATTCACGTTTTT